AGTTACACCTTATATTAGAAAAGATGGAGTTCTTTCTAAGAGAGGACTTACTGACGATGAATATAAAAGATGTTTAAACACTTCTAACTACGAACCGTTTATGAGAAAAACTTTACAAGAGTTTAATCTAGGCAGTCGTAAACAGATTGGAGAATATCTTACTGACTTTGGTTGGAAGCCAGATAGATTTACACCTACTGGTCAACCTATTGTAGATGAGAAAACTTTATCAGAGATAACTCATATACACGAAGCTAATCTAATTGCTAAGTTTTTATTACTGCAAAAAAGAATTGCACAAATAGAATCGTGGTTAGAAGCTGTTCAAGAAGACGGCAGAGTTCATGGGTTTGTCATACCCAACGGAGCTATTACCGGAAGAATGACACATAGGAATCCTAACCTAGCACAAGTACCTAGTAGTTCTAGTCCTTACGGTAAAGAATGCAGGTCTTGTTGGGTAGTGGAAGAAGGAAATAAATTAGTAGGTATAGATGCTAGTGGCTTAGAATTAAGAATGTTAGCACACTATATGAATGATAAGGAGTTTATAAATGAAATCATTAACGGAGACATACACACCTCTAATCAAAAACTTGCAAAACTTAAATCAAGAGATAAGGCAAAAACTTTTATCTATGCCCTCATGTACGGAGCAGGAGATGAAAAACTTGGCAAAGTGGTTGGAGGAAATACATCTGATGGCAAAAGAGCTAGACAGTATTTCTTTGATAATAAACCAGAATTTAAGTCTCTTAGAGATAGGGTACAGAGAGCAGCAGCTAAGAAGTACCTCAAAGGTTTAGATGGCAGAAAATTATATATTAGAAATAACCATGCAGCACTTAATACTTTATTACAGGGAGCAGGTGCTATTGTTATGAAGAAAGCACTATCTTTATTAGATAGTCTATTAAAATTAAATACTGTCGACTATAAATTCGTTGCGAATATACATGACGAATGGCAAGTTGAAGTGAGGGAATCTCAAGCAGACTTTGTAGGACTTCGTGCAGTCGAAGCTATCATAGAAGCAGGAGAACATTTTAATCTTCGCTGTCCTTTAGATGGCGAATACAAAGTAGGAGATAATTGGAGTGAAACACATTAATATAAAACCAAAAAACAGAGACATCAGAGCAGATGGAAAAATGTATGATGGAACTACTTGGAGAAAGAGAGGTATTAATCATCATCTTAATGAAGATGGTTTAGTATTTTATAAAAGAAAGTTTAGAACTATCGAAGGCTACTTACAGCAAGGAGGCAACTTAACTAAATTAGTTTTTGGTAAGATAAAGAAACCACAGGCTATAAGTAAGGTTGCTAGAATGTTATACAACAAAGAAGAAAGTGGAGACATATATATTATAAGTAACCCGTCTTGGAAAGGTTGGATAAAAGTTGGCATGGCTATTGATGCTAAAGATAGATGTAATCAATATCAAACCTCTAGTCCTTTTAGAGATTATAAATTACATTACAGTAGATTTTTTAATGATAGAAAAATTGCTGAGAAAAAAGCACACAGACTATTAAAGAAAAACTCTGAACAGAAAAAAGGAGAATGGTTTAAGATTACTAAACAAGATGCTAAAAATATAATAGAAACAATATGAAAAATTTAGATAACTTAGTAGAGGATATTTATTCTAAGCTTTCTGTTTTAGGAGAAGGCAAACCTCTTGATGCTAGTCCTGAAGATATAGATGCTTTAGGAGAAAGTATTAAAGAAGTTCTACATCACTGGGCTAATCCATCGCCAAAAAGTTCTGACATGTTAAGAATGTCTAACATAGGTAAGCCAACAAGACAGTTATGGTATGATTTAAAATCAGAGAACGAAACTACTGAGTCTTTGCCTCCTCCGTTATTTATTAAGTTTTTGTATGGGCACTTATTAGAGGAAGTATTATTATTTTTAGTAAAGATTTCTGGACACAAAGTAGATAACGAACAGAAAGAGGTAACTGTTTCAGGAATAAAAGGACACATGGACTGTACTATAGACGGAGAAGTG